GATTTGTTTAGTTCTTTTTTTTGAGTAATTTTATCAGCAATTGATAAAATTGCTGGTATATATTTTTTTGAATAATTTGACATATATATATTTTTAATAATATATAATTTAAAATATATATCAAATAGTTATATATAAGATATGGTTTTATCTGATTTCGAAAAAGACCAATTAAAGAAAATGATAGAAGCTAACGACACAAAAGACATGACTAATAAAATACGCGAAAATAAACATAGCTCAAAAATAAGAAACTCTATTAATTCTTTCATAAAACATAAAAATGAAAATATGGAATTATTCAATAATGATAAAAACGAATTTGAAAAAATAGTTCTCGTAGATTCTGGATTCTTATTTAAAAATTACACTGACATTTATAACAAATTATTGAAAGACGAGATTAATATAAATATACTTAATAACTTTTTAGATTTACTCAAACAGATTGAAGATGGAAAGTTAGACCAACATGAAGCATCTTTTATGGTTGGAAACATATTAAAAGAAATGTATGTTGACAGTGCTATAAAACGTGCCGAAAAATTAGATGAAGAATCAAATAAACATGTAAAACCTGTATTACCATGCAAAGAAATATCTTGGACACAATATAAAACTTTAAATAATTAATACTTAATACTTTCTTTTACTTATCATGAATGCTGATGTAGATAACAAAAATACAATTATAAAATAAAGTTGAATACTTTTATTGTTTTTATTTTTAATATTTGTTTCATCAATATTGTATGTGTCATAATAATTACTATAAAAGTCGTTTAAAGAAATTTTATCTTTACCTAATTCTTCATTTACTATATTGTGAATAAAATGTGTCCATTTCACAAAATCTTTTCTACAGTCTAAATATGGTAATACTGGATATAATTTTATAATATTTATAAAATTATTGGAGCTTTTTAAATCCGGAATAAATTGTGGAAGACTTTGGACGAACTTATAATGATCTTTTTTTTGAACCGCATTTGGATTATTTGGATAATTCATCGCAATTGAATGTATAACAAACCAATAATGAGGACCCCATATTTCTGGATTCATACATATAAAAAATATTAAAAGATTATTATTATTACATATTAAATAAATGAAATCATTTAGTTTCTGCAATAATTGTGGAAAATTAGGTCATATATTTCAATCTTGCACTGACCCAATTACAAGTGTCGGTGTTATTGCATTTAAAAAAGAAGCTGATATAATTAAATATCTCATGATATGCAGAAAACATACACTTGGATATTTAGATTTTTTAAGAGGTAGATATAATATTTTACATATTGCTTATATTAAAACGCTAATTGATATAATGACGTTAGATGAAAAAGCAAATTTATTGAATCATGATTTTGATACTCTTTGGAAGGATTTATGGGGAAATAATATTGGGGTTCAATACCGGGGCGAAGAAACAAGTGCTAAAATTAAGTTTACTGAATTAAAAAAAAGACAATTAAAATATTTACTTGATAATAATGAAACAAACTGGAAACAACCTGAATGGGGTTTCCCAAAGGGACGTAGAAATTATCAAGAAAAAGACTTGTATTGTGCTCTTAGGGAATTTACAGAAGAGACCGGATATAACAGTGATACTATTAATCTTATAAATAATTTAGCTCCGTATGAAGAAATATTCATCGGTTCCAACAATAAGTGTTACAAACACAAGTATTTTGTAGGATTAATAGATAATAGTATAGAACCAGAATTTGATTTTCAAGATACCGAAGTAAGTATGGTTGAATGGAAAACATTTGAAGAATGTAAAAATAACATAAGAGATTACAATTTAGAAAAAATAGAAATTCTTGAAAAAATAAATACTATTTTATGTGAAAACAACCTATGTATATAAATTATTAATATGTATAAATTATATATATGGAATTAAAAGAAGAAGAAAACCTATTACAAAGTACCAAATATGATTTTTTGTATCCAAATTTAAATGATCGTAATTTTAATATTAAAATTGCTGAGAAAAAAGAATTTAATGATACTGAATATAATGGAGGGATACATGATGTAAAAACACACGGCGACAAACTATGTAATGCTAATTTTGAGCTTGCCAATCATCAAATCTTTGTCAGAAATTTCTTATCGAATCAAACACCATACAATGGATTACTATTATATCATGGTTTGGGTACTGGTAAAACATGTTCAGCAATAACCATAAGCGAAGAATATAGAGAATACATGAAACAAATGGGTTTAACTAAACGAATAATTATAGTCGGCAATAAAAACATACAAGACAATTATAAATTACAATTGTTTGATGAAAGAAAACTTGAAAAAATCAATGGTTACTGGAAATTATCCGGTTGCACCGGTAGCAAACTTATAACCGAAATTAATCCTATTAATATGAAGAAAAATATGACTAAAGATAAAATTATATCACAAGTAAATAACATTATTAATTCATCTTATCTTTTTCTCGGTTATCGTGAATTTGGAAATATGATAGCCAAAAAAATTAACAAATTTGTAAATGAACCTGACATGAAAATTAAACAGAAAAACATTGAAACCGCTCTTAATAATGAATATTCTAATAGACTTGTCATAATAGACGAAATTCAGAATATTAGACTTACAGACAACATTGAAGATAAAAAAGTGGGTCAACGCCTATTAGACTTAACTGGATATGTTAATAATATTAAACTAATTTTACTTTCAGCCACACCCATGTTTAATACTTATAAAGAAATTGTATGGTTATTAAATTTATTAAATAAAAATGACAAACGAAGTATCATAAATATTAAAGATATATTTGATAAAAATGGGAATTTTATAAAAGACGTAAACGGGAATGAAATTGGAGAGGAACTTCTCATACGAAAATCAAGAGGGTATGTATCATTTATTAGAGGAGATAACCCATATACCTTTCCATATCGTATATATCCTTCTTATTTTGACCCTCAAAATAGTATCAAAAATCTGTCATATCCTAGAACTCAAATAAATGGTATTCCTATATTACAGGGTATATCACATGTTGATGTATACACAGTCAGTATCGGTTCTTATCAAAAAACCGTATACGATGAAATTACAAAAAAACTCAAGAAAAATTATAAAGATATCAACGAATCTAATTTAGATAAAGGATTTGGATACCAAGAACTTGAAGCTCCTTTACAAATACTTAACATGACTTATCCTAATTTAGATGAAACTACATCTGATATTAAAGAACTATATGGAAATAATGGTTTAAAAAACGTAATGAATATTAAAAAACCACAGGCCGAGTTTGAATACAAATATGATGACTTGAAAATATTTCAAAAAGATATTATAGGTAATTACGGCGCAAAAATAAAAAATATATGCGATTCTATCATGATTTCCGAGGGTATAGTACTTGTATATTCACAATATATTGATGGTGGGATAGTCCCAATTGCTTTGGCATTGGAAGAATTAGGATTTACTAGATTTGGACGTGAAAATCTATTCTCTAAACCGCCTTCCGAATTGATAGATGCAATTACTATGAAACCTAAAAGTAGTGTTGAAACAAACTTCAAACCCGTTAAATACTGTGTAATATCCGGTGATATTGTTTTGTCACCTAACAACAGCAAGGAAATTAAAAAAATTACGGATTCAAACAATTTATATGGAGAAGATGTTAAGGTAGTATTAATATCTAGAGCGGGTTCCGAAGGCATTGATTTAAAAAATGTACGTCAAATACATATTATGGATCCATGGTATAATATGAACCGCATAGAACAAATCATAGGTCGCGGTGTAAGAACATGCAGTCACAAAGATTTAGAGTTTATAAGACGGAATGTTATGATATTTCTATATGCTACCTATATTAATGACAGAGTTGAGACACTAGACTTATATTTGTATCGTTTAGCAGAAATTAAAGCCTTAAAAATAGGAAAGGTATCGCGTGTTTTAAAAAAAAATGCTATTGATTGTTTATTAAATAAACAACAAACTAACTTTACAACCGAAAATATGAATCAAATTGTTGAACAACAATTGTCAAATGGATTATATATTAAATGGGAGGTAGGAGACAAACCATATTCTTCTTTATGTGATTATATGGATACGTGCTCTTATAACTGTGATCCAAATAAGGAAAAATTGGAAATAAATTATGCTACGTATAATGAAAGTTTTGTTTCACTAAATATTGACAAATTAATTGAAAAAATAAAAGATATATTTAAAGACCAATATGTATGTGAAAAAGAAGAACTTATTCGCAAGATTAATTATGTTAAAGAATATCCGTTGGTGCAAATCTACTCTGCATTAGATAAAATATTGAATGATGATACTGAGATTTTAACAGATATGTTTGGAAAAAAAGGTTACTTGGTAAATGTATCAACATACTACTTCTTCCAACCAGTTGAATTAAAAAATGAAAACATAACAATACATGAACGTATAAAACCTATTGATTATAAGCATGAAAAAATAAATATTACACTTCCCTCCAAAAAAAATACAATCATTGAACACAACGTAGAATCGCGTACGGGGGACTACGAAGAACAACAAGAACAACAACAACAACAACAAGAACAACAACAAGAACAACAACAAGAACAACAACAAGAACAAAATGATAATATAGATATTATGCGATTAATAGGCAATTTAAATGATAATTTTATTACAGCTACATCAGGAAATGTACCTTCGTCTGCGAGAGGACTAAAAAACTGGTATGATGTATGTAGAATAACAATAGAGAGAATGGCAAATGAAATAATAGAAAATGAAATAGCGGAAATGTATATTCTTGAATACTTTGTATTAGAACATATCATGGAAACTCTTAATTTTAAAGAAACATTTAAAATATTACAATATATAACACAAAAATCTACATTAACAGAGTTCGAAAATCTTATTAATAAATATTTTGCAGACAGGATTATAAAAAATAATAACCTGGAAGCAATTGTTTTATTAAATGAAAAAAATGAATTATATATTTTAAAAGATAAATCTTGGAAAAAAGCGCAACCTCAAGACGTAATTGATTTAAGAGAAGCTATCAATAACCAAATTGAATTACCCAAAGAAAGATTAGGTAATACTATTGGATTTATTGATTATTTTAAGAAAAAAGATTTTATATTTAAAACAATTGATACAGAGAATGTTAAAAAAGGATCCAGATGTGATCAAACAGGTAAAAATGCCACCCTAAATGTTTTAAATAAAATAGTAGGGTATAAAAAATACACAAAAGAAAATACTAATGGTTTAAATGTCGCATCTATGTGTGTGGAACAGGAATTTTATTTGAGATTTTTTAATTATATTAAAAAAGACGGCAAATATTGGTTTTTAAGAAAAGAACAAATATTTAAAACAATAATGTAAAATAAATTGAATAAAATAAATAAAAATTAACAAAGTATATTATAATATGACAGATACAAACAAATATCAATTAATGTCTACCAAATCACAACTAACAAGAAAAGTTCAAATACCTATGAAATATCTCGGTGATAATATTATATCATTAATTAAAAATAAACTTACATATGTAATAGAAGGTAAATGTGCGGTTGAGGGTTATGTTGTTAATGAATCTATTAATGTAATTAATTATTCTAGTGGGACAATTAGTGGTTCTAACGTAGAATTTCAAGTAGTATTTGAATGCAATATTGTTTGTCCTGTTGAAGGAGTTCTCATCTCCTGTGTAGTAGAAAACATTACAAAAGCTGGTATTAAAGCTAAAATATTTGGGGATGTATCGCCACTTGTTATCTTCGTGGCAAGAGATCACAATATCAATGAATCCATGTTTAACAACATAAATGAAAATGAAACTATTGTTGTAAAAGTTTTAGGACAAAGATATGAACTTAACGATAAATACATATCTGTTATTGCCGAATTGACGGATAAAACAACAGAACCAATTAAAAAAGAAAAGAAACCACGCACACTTAAAACACAACGCAAAATTAAAATAAAACTTAAAGAATAATTTACAATTTAAGGATATGAATGTAGAAGAAATTAAAGAATTAAAAGACAAAATAGAAATACTTTCAAAGTCTTATCAAATTGAAATAGGTAGATTATTACTTAGTAACGGGGTTCATATTGATGAAAATAAAAATGGAATATTTATTAATTTAACAAAAGTAAAACCAGATGTTTTGATTAAAATAAACGAATACATAACATACGCTAATATGCAAGAAGATAAGCTTAAAAATATTGAAAACGAACAAGAACAACTTAAAGATTACTATTTTAAAAATAGTAATGAAACAGAACTTAAAAGCACATAATGTTGTAAATGATTTACTAGATTATATGTACATTATAGAACTTGATAAAAATATTCCTGAGAAAATTATCAATACATCTTCTGCCACCCCTATGGAAGCCGAAACAATGTACAACCCAAATGAAACTGATTCACTTTTTTGGTGTTTTTTATATCTTTTAAAAAATAAATCTGACTCTAATTTTTATTTAAATTATAACTTTAACTTTGATGAAGTAAATAAATCTTTTAAAGCGGAAAAAGAATTTAAGATAAATTTTATAGAAATCGTTAAAAACGATCACAATTTTAAAAATTTTTTAAAATTATATAAATTAAAACTTATAGACATAGAAAATGAACTCATTAATTCTGAAAAAATATCAAAAAAAACATTATTATTGTTATGTTTTTACTATAAATTAAATATTATAGTTATTGAAAATAATATTTATTATAAGTTTTTCTTATGTGCAGAGGAATTACATGATAATCAATATTTACAATCTGTAAATATTATATTACTTAAAAATAAATCTTACATTCTTCTCACGGATAAAAATAAAAACGAATATTATCTTAAATCTAAGTTAGAAGCACATAATTTAAATAAACCGATTAAGGCAATTAGTGGTTATAAGGTTGACGAACTTAAGACTATAGCTACTTTGTTAGATATAAGTATTGATAAAAAAATAAAATCTCAGTTATATGAATGTATAGTGCATAAGCTCAATTATAATTATAATTGAAATTAATTAAATAATAATGTGTTTTATTATTATATATATGTCTGAGGAAAATAAAGGATTTCATAATATTGTTAAAAAATATATTATTGATGTTCCTTACGTTAAAAATGAATCTCGCGGGAATCCTGAATTAGAGATTAGATTTGGTACGTTAGGACATAAGCACATCAATCGCATAGATTATGAAAATGTATGTAAAAACATATTATCTCACGGCTTTAAACCTACGAACAAACTGGGAAAATCTATGTTAAGAATATCAACAGAATATACCGATAGAAATACTGGAAAAATTAAAATGTCTAATATTAGAACAGAAATTAACGGAATTGATGCTGTTAAAAATTATTGTAAAACAAATCGTTTACCTGAAACATACGACTTTGTGCAAAAAACTAATGCCAAAAATAACGATAATACCATATTGCTTCCACAAAATATTAAATCTTACAATCTAAGAATATCATACACTAATGAAAACAACATCAATAAAGAATCCAGAATGGCGCGTTCAATTATTGAACCTTGGACCGATACCAAGAAAACGTTTAGATATATAAATAGAACATCATTCACGCATGACGATTATCCAATTAGTATTGATTGTAGTATTATAAAATCTTCGAAAGCCAGGGGTCGTTATATGATGTCTACCTTCACAATACAAGAAACCGACCTATTCAATAATCCAGAAACATACGAAATTGAAATTGAGGTTGACAACGCAAAACTTGAAGGTTATACAACTGAAAGGTTGGAAGCAATTCTTATGAAATCCATTAAATTTGTTTTGGGTGGACTACAACAAACAAACTATCCAATATCCTACAATGAAATTGACGATATTGGTAAACAATATTTAAATTTAATTAAAAATTCATCTAATTATCTAAAACCATCTACATTTATAGGTCCTAATTCCTTTACATTGCAAAAACCCAATATATTGGAAAATGAAATGACACACAATATATTAAATGATTATACTGTTACAGATAAAGCTGACGGACTTCGCAAACTTATGTATATTTACAAAAATGGGTTTATCTATTTAATAAATACAAATATGAATATACAATTTACTGGGTGCAAATGTGACAATAATAAATATTTTAATACAATTATTGACGGAGAACATATAATACACGATAAAAATGGTAAATATATTAATCTATTCGCTTGTTTTGACGTGTACTTTATAAACGGTAAAGATGTACGCGATAGTTTATTCGTTAAAACTACACCCAAAGAAGACAAGAACACATATAGATTACAAATGCTTACTGAAATTATTGATTATTTGCAGATGACCGGTATTACAAGTAAATTACCAACGTTTAAAATTAAAGTTAAACGATTTTATGTATCTAATGAATCAATATCCATATTTATAGCATGCAAACAAATATTAGATAACGAAAAAAGTGGTGGGTTTGAATATGAAACTGACGGATTAATATTTACACCATGCAATTATGGTGTTGGATTAACTAAACAAGATAAACAATTAAAATATAATAAATCATCTTGGGAATACAGTTTTAAATGGAAACCAAGCCATTATAATACTATTGATTTCTATATCACAACAAAAAAAATGGATAATGGTACCGAAACTATAAAAACTATATTTCAATCCGGGACTAATACCTCGTCTGCTGAAAATATTATTCAATATAAAACCATATTACTACGTGTAGGTTTCGATGAAGCCAAGAATGGATACATTAATCCATGTCTTGATGTTATTAACGACACTATACCTAAAAAAATAACAAGTGATAATCCTGATGCTTATAAACCTGTATTATTTTATCCAACCAATCCATACGACTCTAACGCGCACGTATGCAACATTATACTTAAAAAAGACAACACAGGTTCTCTACAAATGTTTACAGAAGAAGGTGAAGTTTTCACAGATAATACTATCGTAGAATTCTCATATGACCCTTCAAAAGAACCCGGATGGAGGTGGACACCATTAAAAGTAAGATGGGATAAAACAGCCGAATTGAAAGGCGGTAGTAAAAATTATGGTAATAACTATATTGTCGCTAATAGCAATTGGCAAAGCATACATAATCCTGTAACCGATAAAATGATATCCACAGGCGAAAATATTATAGAAACCGAAAATGATATTTACTATAATAAACATTACGGTGAATCACATACTAAAGCCATGAGAGATTTTCATAATTTATATGTAAAAAAAATGTTAATTAGAGGTGTATGTGAAAGTGGTTACACTTTGATTGATCTTGCCGTTGGAAAAGGTGGTGATTTCTCAAAATGGATAGAATCTAAATTATCATTCGTATTTGGAATTGATCTATCCAAAGATAATATTGAAAATAGAATGGATGGTGCGTGTGCGCGTTATCTTAATTACAAACAAAAGGTGCGTTTTGTTCCAGATGTACTATTCGTTAATGGTAATAGCGGACTTAATATTAAGAGCGGAGAAGCTATCCTTTCTGAAAAAGAAAAAATGATAACGCAAGCGGTCTTTGGAATTGGAGAGAAAAGTGAAAAACGATTAGGAAAAGGTGTATATAAAAGCTATGGTAGAGGTAGAGAAGGTTTCAACGTTACATCTTGTCAGTTTGCTCTTCATTATTTCTTTGAAAATATTATAGTATTAACTAATTTCATTCAAAATGTATCTGATGCAACTAAAATAGGTGGACACTTTATCGGTACCTGTTACGATGGAAAATCAATATTTGATGATTTAAAGAAACACGCATTAGGACAAGGTATGACTCTGTTTAAAAATGATATGAAAATATGGGAATTACTTAAATTATATGAAAATGAAGATTTTAAAGACGACGAGTCATCGCTTGGATATACTATTGATGTATACCAAGAAACAATAGGCAAAAATTTTAAAGAATATTTAGTTAATTTTACATATTTTAAAACCATAATGGAAAATTATGGATTTATACTTGTATCTAAAACAGAAGCTAACGATATGAACCTACCTAATGGTTCAGGAATGTTTAATGAATTGTTTACACATATGGAATCGCAAATACTCGTTGAACCAGAATTAAAAAAGTCATTCGGGGATTCACATAAAATGACTAATGAAGAAAAGAAAATTTCATTTTATAATAGATATTTTGTATTTAAAAAAGAGAGAAATGTGGGGACGATTAAATTAAACAAAGATGCTCCAAGTAAGTTTATCGTTAAACCTACCAATATTAGAAAACTATCTAAGCGAATTATTATTAAGTAATGAATAATAACCTAAAAATTAGTTGACTAACTTTGTTATGAGATATTTTAATTTACCTAATAATAATTCTATCATTGAACCGTCTGATATTTTTATAAGTACCACTAAACATACTGGTATATGTTTTTCTTTGGTAGAATCATTAAATAAAAATAAAAATAAAATTAACCAAATAATAGACGAATGGAATAAATATAAAAAATACACTAACAGTTATGAATTTATACATACTCAGATTCCTAACACTAAAATATCTATTAGTAAATATAAACCATTGTCTAGGTCATATTTTAAAATGGTAGAAATTATTAATACATTTAAATTGCTTAATCATTACAATAATGAAATAAAAACTTTCCACTTAGCAGAAGGACCTGGAGGGTTTATAGAAGCAATTGCTAATATGCGAAAAAATAAAAACGATACATATGTAGGTATAACACTAATTGATAAACAGAGTACCATACCTAATTGGAATAAATGTAAAGATGTTATGAAAAAACATGAAAATATAACCATTGAATATGGTTCCGACGATACAGGAGATATTTTATCTGCTGAAAATTTAACTTATTGTTTTAAAAAATATAAAAATAGTATGGATATCATTACTGCCGATGGTGGATTTGACTTTTCAAGCGACTTTAATAATCAGGAGAAATTAGCATATAATTTAATATTTGCCGAAATATGTTTCGCTATTTTAACGCAAAAAAAGGGTGGGATTTTTATTATAAAATTTTTTGATATATTTACATTAGCATCTGTGGATTTATTGTATATCCTTTCTTGTTTTTATACAAATGTTGCTATATCTAAACCTTGCACAAGCAGAACCGCTAACTCTGAAAAATACATTGTATGTGAAAATTTTAAATTTGATGATACTAGCGCCTACTATAATACATTTCATAATATATTTTATTGGTATGATTTAAAAAAAGTTTATATAGGTAGATTATTAAATTCTGTTATACCAACCATTTATTTAAACAAAATTAAAGAAGTTAATTATCTTTTTGGACAACATCAAATAGAAAATATTAACACTACCATTGAATTAATATTAACCAGATATTCATCAGATAAAATAGATAATTTAAAGAAAAAAAATATTAGTAGATGTATTGATTGGTGCAACAAAAACGAAATTCCTTATAATAATGTAATTATATAAATTTAAAGCATTTTGTAGCTGTACCATTTCTACGATAACATACAGAAGTGGTCTTTTTATCACCAGAATACTTTCCTGCCTTTTGCATAGTGTTGTATTTTAAACGTGCGACACGAGAACTTGAATCTACAGCACCTTCCACTCCATATTGGTGATTACTTGGTTTGTATATTACTGTATTATATGTATTGTCCGCACATTGCCTACCTTGAAACATTGAACTATTCATGGTTTCGTCTGTCGGCCATATAAAATTACCACTACCATCATAATACGTTACCCCAGATAATTTAGTTATAAATGTGTTGTTATTATAATCCATATTTCGTGATTTAAGATAAGAAGTGCTATTTGAATAATACTTTTTATTAACTAATGTAACAGCACTTTTTATTTTTGACCCTCCACTAAATGAAATAATAGTTCCTGTGCCTTTTGTACCAACTGGTCCCCGTGTATTGTCACCAATTCTACACCCAGACGCATCACGTGCTCCATTTACATCTAACGCCGATGGACTAATATATTTACCTAACATTTTAAACTCTCTTCCTATTGTATAATTAGACGAACAATTGTCACAATTTACACTCTTTCCCATGTTTAAACTATTTGTGTATCCACTTTTTCTCCATATTTTCAAAGGTTTTCCGTTCTTTGAATACCATGTAGTCGTACTTGTGTTATCTCTTGTATTATAAATATTTTTTGGTATATATGTTATTTGAGACATTTGATATAATATAATTAAAGAAAATAATTATGTTATATATTACTATAATGATGAATCGCGTTAATAATGATATAGATTTATTACACAATCTTGTAAGTTCTCGTGAGAATATTCAAAAAAAACCTTTACCTGACGATGTTTTTGTTCATATTTTTGTTGCCGGTCTCACTAGTTTAATCCTTATTTTATTAATCAATCTACCTAAAAGAAATTAATGTTATATCATTACATAAAATACACCACCAGATACTAATGCACTTATTATTCCAATATACAAAAGAAAAGGAAACAAAACTATTACCCACGAAACATTTACATACCCACGTTTACATAATATGTTTAATAACCATGTCCAAAATAATACATATATAAGTTGTAATATTAATCCTGTGGTTTTATTAATCATATCACATTCATAATTTCCTACACAAAATGTTCCATCGTCTCCATTCACTAAATTCTGTACTAATATTCCTACTATACCTATTACCCCTACCAATAAATAAAGCATTGCCGGTTCGCACATGCTTTTTCTATTAAGAAAATTCATATTCATAGGTAATGATGTTTTTAGAGCATTTGTGGCCGCGCGTGCAGAAGGTAAAGAACGACGTCTTTTTTTTTTATCTGATGCCATTATATATAAAATAACTAAAAAAAAATTTATAAAATATTTATTCATCTTCCTCATCTCCTTTATATTCCTTGTAATATTCACGATATCTATTTCTTAATTTTAAATGATCCTTTGTAATCATCAAAATCACGAAGAAGAAAAACATTGCAATAGGCAATAAAATAAAAATCCACGCAACATTTGTATAGCCATTAGAACAAAGTAAATTTAAAATCCATGTCCAAAATATTATGTATAAAAATTTAATTATAAAAACTAAAGGCCTATTCACCCTTTCACATTCATAGTTTCCAATACAATAATAAGTGCTCCTCGTGTTTTTTA